CTGTAGATGTTATAAGTCCTTCATTATTATAAGTAATACCATTTCTTGCAGATGCACCACCTGTCACAGCATTATTTATTCCTAAATTACCTGATGCTACATTTAATGACCGATCAATATTAGCTGTGTTTAACTTAGCTGCTGTTATAGTTGCGTCTGTTATTTTTGTACCTGCAATTCCTGATGCTACCTTGGCGTCAGTTACGGCAGAAGTTGCAATCGCAGCCGTATCAACAGCATTATCAGCTAATTCACTAGAACCAACTGCATTAGAAGCTATTTGTGTAGCAGTTATTGTATTATCAGCAATTTTGGCAGCAGTGACAGCATTATTTGCTATCTTGTCTGTTGTCACATTTAAATTTAAAATTTTAGCGGTAGTAACAGCGTTAGCTGAAATAGCTGCACTATCTACTGCGTTATCAGCAAGTTCAGATGCTCCAATAGCATTAGCAGCAATATTACCAGCAGTGATAGTGTCAGAAGCAATCTTTGCTCCTGTAACAGCAGTATTGGCAATAGCAGCAGTATCTACTGCATCATCTGCTAATTCATTTGCAGTTACAGCATTATTAGCAATTTGAGTTGAAGTTACAGAAGCAGATGTAAGTTTTGCTCCAGGAATATCGCCATCACTAAAGTTTGTTTTAGCAAACGTAACAGCACTATTAGCTATTTTTGCAGTTGTTACAGATGTTGCTGCTAATTTATCTGTTGTTACATTTAAATCTGTTATTGCTGCTGTATCTACCGCATTATCCGCAAGCTCACTAGAACCTATGGCATTTGCTGCTATCTGTGTAGCTGTGATCGTATCATTTGCTAATTTTGCTCCAGTTATAGTTGTATCTGTAATCTTTGCATTGGTAACAGCATTGTCAGCTAAAGTTGCGGTAACAATTTGTCCTACAGACAAAGGGTAACTAAGTGCTGTAGCTGGTATTGATGCTGCATCTACTAATCCAAAAGCACCTTGTACAAAGTTTTTTGCAGTTATTTTCTTTGTTTCTGTTGCACTGACATCTGCAAGAGCAATCGGGTCTGTTGCTTGCAGTTGGGCTGAACTTAATTCTGG